GGTATATTCCACGTTGGTACAGACTCTGACGGTAGATGGATGGTTGAGAAGTTTAAAGGCTTAATCATGCAGATCGAAAGAGAAGCAAACGTTATTGCTAAAGAAACAAGAAGAGGAAAAGGTAACTTTGTTGTCGTTTCTTCAGACGTAGCTTCAGCACTAGCAGCAGCCGGAATGTTGGATTACACACCTGCACTATCAGCTGATTTAGAAGTTGATGATACAGGTAATACATTTGCAGGTCTTCTAAACGGAAGAGTTAAAGTGTATATAGATCCTTATGCAACAGGTGATCACGTATTAGTTGGTTACAGAGGTTCAAATCCATACGATGCTGGTATGTTCTATTGTCCTTACGTTCCTTTGACTATGGTCAAAGCAGTTGGAGAGAATGATTTCCAACCAAGAATGGGCTTTAAAACAAGATATGGTATGGTTGCAAACCCATTTGTTGGCGCTAACGCTGGTAATGATACTGGTACAGATAGAGCTAACCAATACTACAGATTATTCAGAGTTGATGGACTTATGGTCTAATAACTAGGAACTATTCGTAGTTTTTAAGGGGAGCTTCGGTTCCCCTTTTCTTTATGTATAAATAGATATATGGCAACATTAACAACAAACAAGAATTTCTTAAGCCCAGTAGGGTTTCAGTTTAAAATCAATAGTAGCAAATATGCTAACTTAGAATACTTTTGTGTAAAGGCAGCAATGCCTGGTTTAAGTTTACCTGCAGTCGATCAATCATATCGTGGAGTTAATTTAGCTTTCACAGGTGATAGATTACAGTTTGAAGATTTAACTCTTACAGTAAATGTAACAGAGAATCTAGAGAACTATAAAGAAACATTTGATTGGATGCATAATATGGTTAACCAAGGGACAGCAGAAGGATTTAAAGAAGATGCAATATTATTGATTTTATCATCGCATAACAACGTGAATAAAGAAATAAAATTTAAAGATGTATTCCCAACAGCAATAACAGGTGTAGACTTTGATAGTCAAAGTACAGATGTTGAAATGGTACAAATAGATATTACCTTTGCTTATACATCATTTGAATTTGTTTAAAATAACAGTTTACATTTACAATAAACTGTGGTATAATATAATGGTATGAATAATTTAGAAGATATATTAGAAATGTGGAAAAAAGATTCAGTTATTGATGACATGAATCTCGACGAAACATCCAGGCAATCCGCCAAACTTCATGGTAAATACTTAGAGTTATTAAGTATCCACCGTATCAGATTGAAAAAAGCAGAACTTGACTTTAAGGTACTACTTAAGGACAAATGGTTGCATTATAATGGCAAGATGAGTAAAGAAGAAATGGACAGTCGTGGATGGAATTACGATCCGTTAAATGGTCTGACAGTTTTAAAAGGAGATATGGATTATTACTATGATTCAGATCCTATTATACAAAAGGCTCAGACAAAAATCAAATATCTTGAAGAGGTAGTAGATACTTTAAAAGAGATACTTGAGAACGTTAAATGGAGACATCAGAATATTAAAAACATGATTGAATGGAGAAAATTTACGAGTGGTATTTGATAACTTTTTAAGTAATGATGAGATAGATTATATCCTAAGTAGGAACTATGACTGGGATGATGGTGTTACAAAAGCTGGATTTAGTAATGCAAGAATAGTTAAGAAAGCAAATATAACTAACTTTTATCTTAAACTGAATGAGCGAATATTTAATACCATCAAGCAGCTAAATAACAGTTATAGATATAATATAGAGAATCTAGCTCAAATGGATTTATTAAGTTATGAAAAAGGCGGTAAGTATGATTGGCATCAAGATGTCATATATAGTAAGCCAAGACATCGTAAGTTTTCAGCAATCATTCAACTTACTGATGGGAAAGAATATAAAGGTGGAGAATTTGAATTGAGAGACGGTTATCATTTAGACCTTACCAATTCTAGAAATAAAGGCGCAATGCTTGTATTTCCATCTTTTCTTTATCATAGAATAACACCAATAAAAAGAGGAAAAAGAAAATCTATCGTAGCATGGATTGAAGGACCTACATGGATGTAATCGAGGTACAGAAGAAGAACGAGGTTTTTCTTCATATTAAGGCTGATCCAAGTATAGAACAAGAGCTTACTGAGCATTTTTGTTTCTTTGTACCTGGATATAAGTTTATGCCAGCATATCGTAATAGAATGTGGGATGGAAAGATTCGTTTATTTGATTTAAGAAAGAAGACTTTATATTGTGGATTATATAATCTATTAAAAGAGTTTTGTGACATTAGGAATTATAAACTTGTAATAAATGAAAGTCAAAAGTACGATACGCCAGATCAATTACTTAAACATGATATAGAATCCTTTTTAAGTGAATTAACACTTTCCGTAAAGGAAGATGATATTACACCAAGGGATTATCAATTAGATGCTTTGTCTCATTCATTGCATAAACAAAAAGCTTTATTGTTATCACCTACCGCTTCAGGTAAAAGTTTAATTATATATCTTGCAGTACGATATTTCTTAGAACATTATAACGAAAGCATATTAATACTTGTGCCTACAACATCGCTGGTAGAACAAATGTATTCTGACTTTGGTGATTACTCATGGAAAGATAGTTGGAATGTAGATGAACATTGCCATAAGATATATTCCGGGCGCGAAAAATTTAGTATAAATCAGAGAGTTATAATTAGTACTTGGCAATCAGTATATAAGTTACCAGCCTCATGGTTTCAGAACTTTGGTATGGTAGTTGGAGATGAAGCTCATAACTTTAAAGCTAAATCACTGACAAGTATTATGGAAAAATGTACTGAAGCAAAATATCGTATGGGAACCACCGGTACATTAGATGGTACACAAACTCATAAGCTTGTATTAGAGGGTTTATTTGGTCCAGTATATAAAGTAACCACAACAAAGAAACTTATAGACAATAAAGACTTAGCACAATTGGATATTGATATACTTGTTCTTAAATATAAAGACGAGTATTGCAAAGAGGTATCACAACAGAAATACCAAGAAGAAATCGATTTTATCGTAAAGTATCAGCCAAGAAATAGATTTATAGCAAACTTAGCTTTGGATCAAAAGGGTAATACATTGATACTTTTTAATTATGTAGAAAAGCATGGTAAACCATTACATAGCTTATTACAAGAAAAAACACCAGACAATAGAAAACTGTTTTATGTATCAGGAGAAACAGATGTTGATACAAGGGAACAGATAAGAGCAATCACTGAGAAAGAGAATGATGCAATCATAGTTGCTTCCATTGGTACTTTCTCTACAGGTATTAATATAAAGAGATTGCACAATATAATATTTGCTTCGCCATCGAAGTCTCAGATAAGAGTACTACAGTCGATTGGCCGTGGATTAAGAAAATCAGATAGAGATACAAAGATATATGATATCGCTGATGATCTACATTGGAAGTCAAATAAAAACTATACCTTACAACACGCGGCAGAGCGCGTAAAAATATATTCTAAAGAAAGGTTTAATTATAAACTTTGGGATATAAATATATAATATGGAAGCTTTAGATATCAGACATTTTAAGTTATTGAATGGTGAAGAAATCGTTGCACTAGTATCAGTGAAAAATAACGATAATTGGATTGTTGAAAGACCAGTTACTGTTCATGCTAACCTTGCGGGTGGATATTCCTTTGCTCCTTGGTTTCCTTTTTCTGATGCTAAAACTTTCAAAATACTAAAGAAAGATATTGTTCAGCATGTGGGTGTTGCAGAGACCATAAAAGAAACTTATGTTAATTATGCTTTGCAACTTAGCAAACCTCAACTTCCTGATTCACCAAAGTCTGACGAACAGATCCTACAAGAGATTGAAAACAGACTTTATAATCAAGAAGAAGAACTCACTGATGATATAGAAAAAGATAAAAAGACTATACATTAATCTTATATCCTTCCCTCTCCGGGGTACTATATTATTATACCACATAACTGGCAAAATGTAAACAGTTTTAGTGAAAATAATTAAATAAATTAATTGTTTACTTTTCATCGAATCTATGGTATAATATATCTTATTATGGAGGAAAACTTATGGCCAAGAAAAAGGCACATTATGTTAACAACAAGGACTTCTCAGAAGCTGTCTATGATTACGTTTTAGAATCTAATATAGCAAAAGAGAAAGAAATAGAAGTACCTAAAGTTACTGACTATATTGCAAAATGTTTCATTAAAATCTCAGAAGGACTTTCACACAGACCTAACTTTGTACGATATACTTATCGTGAAGAAATGGTTATGGATGCTGTGGAGAATTGCTTAAGAGCTATACGAAACTATAATATAGAAGCAGCAACAAGAACAGGTAAACCTAACGCATTCTCTTATTTTACACAAATATGCTATTTTGCTTTTATACGTAGAATTACAAAAGAGAAAAGACAACAAGATATCAAGTTTAAATTTATTGAAAAAATGGGTGTTGAAGACTTTACTCAAATGGGTATGGACAATGCTGGAGCTCAAGAAACGATGGCTTATGTCGATCAACTTAGAGAAAGAATCAATAAAGTAAGAACTAAAGACGATGCAATTAAAACATTTGCTAAAGAAGAAAAGAAGATAGAAAAGAAACTAGAACTTTTCATGAGGTAATATGAAGGTAGCAATTTTAAACGACACTCATTGTGGTGTACGTAACTCTTCAGATATATTCTTGAATTATCAAGATAGATTCTATACAGAGGTATTCTTTCCTTATTGTGAGGAACATGGTATTACACAAGTATTACACTTAGGTGATTACTATGAGCATCGTAAGTTTGTTAACTTTAAAGCACTAAATTCTAATAGGCATCACTTCCTTGAGCCACTCAAGCAAAAGGGTATGACAATGGATATCATCCCTGGGAATCACGATGTCTATTATAAGAATACTAACGAACTTTGTAGTTTAAAAGAACTACTTGGTTACTTTACATCTAACGTAAATATAATTATGAAGCCAACTGTATTAGATTATGATGGACTCAAATTTGCAGTGATCCCTTGGATTAATAATGCAAACTATCAAGAATATACGAAATGGGCTATGAACTGCGAAGCTTCTATGCTTGGCGCCCACTTAGAACTAAAAGGTTTTGATATGATGCCGGGTATGCCTAATCCACATGGTATGAGTGCAGATGTATTTTCAAGATTTGAAATGGTCTTATCTGGTCATTTCCATACTAAGTCAACTCAAAGTAATGTAACTTACCTTGGTTCTCAAATGGAATTTACCTGGGCAGATTGTGATGATCCAAAATACTTTCATGTATTAGATACTGAAACAAGAGAAATTGAAGCAGTACGTAATCCAATTACAATGTTTAAGAAAGTAGTTTACGATGATACAAAGATGAATTACGATAAAGTAGATGTAAAACAATATGAGAAAAAGTTCATTAAACTAATCGTTATAAATAAAAATGACTTGTATATGTTTGATAAGTTTGTTGATAGACTACAAAGCGTAGATACATATGAACTTAAGATAGCAGAAAGCTTTGAAGAGTATATGGGAGAAAGCGTAGAAGACGAGAAAATATCCCTAGAAGATACTACCGAGCTTCTTGATTCTTATGTTGAAGCAGTTGAAACTGATCTAGACAAAGACCATCTTAAAGTCGAACTAAGAAAGTTATATACTGAGGCACAGAACCTAGAGGTAGTGTAATGGAAGCAGTTATCCTTATACCAATACTCTGGGTTTCAATGATATTATTATATCTGTTTCTTACTAAAAACTTTGAAGGTACTAAAGGTATAGAAGCAGAAGAATATTATGGTAGAAAAACTGGTACAAAGTATACAGCAAAAAAAACTAGGAAAGATTATATAGTATGATACATTTTAAATCGTGTGAGTGGCAAAACTTCTTGTCAACTGGTAGCGATCCCATCAAAGTACAATTAGATAAATCACCAACAACATTAATCGTAGGTCAAAATGGAGCAGGTAAATCTACTCTACTTGACGCGTTATCATTTGCTTTATTTGGTAAACCACATAGAGATATTAAGAAAGATCAGTTAATAAACAGTATCAACGGTAAGAAGACTATTGTTACTGTAGAGTTCACGATAGGTAAATCAGATTTTAGAATCGTTCGTGGTATCAAACCAGGTAAGTTTGAGATATACCAAAACGGCAATCTGATAAATCAGGCATCTAATGCTCGTGACTATCAAAAATTCTTAGAACAAAACATATTAAAGCTTAATCATAAGTCTTTCCATCAGGTAGTTGTCCTTGGCAGTAGTTCCTTCATACCATTTATGCAACTTCCAGTTTGGTCAAGACGTGGAGTTATCGAAGACTTATTAGATATTAATATATTCTCTAAGATGAATATGCTATTGAAAGAACGTAATGCAAAGATAAGAGAAGAGCTTACAGACATCGATCATCAAATCGAGTTATCTAAAACTAAGATTGATAGCCAAAGTAAATACATCAAAGACTTACAAAACTTAAATCAAGATCAGATAGATAGCAAACGTCAAAGTATGGAAGTCCATAAAGATGAGATTAAAAAGATGTTTGAGGAAAGCAAGAAGCTTGGCCAAAACCTAGCTGCCTCGATATCTTCAGAAGAAAAATCTCAAGCAACTGTTTTAAGAAAGGTATCTCAACTTGAATCTTACGATGTACAGTTTAATACTAAGATACATGATCTAGTAGAGGAAAGTAGATTCTATGAAGAGAATGATAACTGTCCAACCTGTGATCAAGAGATTACTGAGGATTTAAAGCAAGATAAGATTAGTAGTATTAGAGATAAAGCGAAAGAAATACAGAACGCAAAACAAGACTTACAAGATAATATAGGCGAAGTAAAAAGAAATCAAAATGATATTGCTCAAAGTCTAAATAAGCTTAGACAGAAACAACAAAAGATAAATTCTAATAATGATTCAATCGCTTTACTTCAAAAAGAAATAGACAAAATACAAAAAGAGATAAATGGATTACAAGGACAAACCGGTGACGTATCCAAAGCCAAGAAAGAGTTGTCCTTATATAGAAAGAATAAAGACAAGAATACAGAAAAGAAACTAGAGTTTGTAGAAGAACGAACTTATAATGAAGTTATAGGTGAAATGTTAAAAGATACAGGCATAAAGACTAAAGTTATTAAACAATATCTGCCAGTTATGAATCGTTTAATTAATCAATACCTACAAGTACTAGACTTCTTTGTATCTTTCCATTTAGATGAAAACTTTGATGAGACCATTAGATCAAGACATAGGGATAACTTTAACTATGCATCTTTTTCTGAAGGTGAAAAGCAAAGAATCGATTTAGCATTACTCTTTACTTGGAGACAGATAGCTCAAATGAAGAATAGTGCAGCAACCAATCTTCTTATATTAGATGAAACGTTTGATAGTTCACTAGATATTGATGGTGTGGATAACCTCACTAAAATACTAGATACTATGGATGATGGCTCAAACGTATTCATTATATCCCACAAAGGAGATGTGTTAGAGAATAAGTTTAGAAGTAAGATAGAGTTCTTCAAAGATAAGAACTTTTCTAAGATCAAATAGGGGCTGTAGCTCAGCTGGGAGAGCGCCTGCTTTGCACGCAGGAGGTCAGGAGTTCGATCCTCCTCAGCTCCACCAATGTAAAATAAGTGGCATTATTTGCACTTTACCTGTTTACATTGGTCTAGAATTGTAGTATAATATAAGTATATTTAAATAGGAGTGAGTATGAAAAAAGGTATATTAGCAAAACTACTGGCAAAAGAAAACATTACTATTCAACATGGTAATTATCAAACTGCCTGGTTTGACATCAAAAACAGAGTATTAGGTCTTCCATTATGGAAAGATTTAGGCAATGATGTCTACGATTTGCTTATAGGTCACGAAGTTGGCCATGCACTAGAAACACCATTTGCGGGTTGGCATGATAGTCCTGAAAAATTAGAAGGATGCCCTAGGTCTTATATTAATGTAATTGAAGACGCACGTATAGAAAGAAAAATCAAATCAAGATATCCAGGTCTTGTTCGTTCATTTGTATCAGGTTATAAGAAATTATTTGAAGAAGGTTTCTTTGGCGAAGGACAATATGATTGGCCTCAAATTAAATTAATCGATAAAATCAATTTACACGCTAAAGTTGGTGCTCATGTTGATGTACCATTCAATAAAGTCGAGCAAGAACTTATGAATAGAACAATGGCAACAGATACATTCGAAGATGTATTACAAGTTGTAAGAGATGTCCTTGCTTACTCAAAAGAAAATCAAGAAGATCTTATGAATCCTCAAGAGCAAGAAACTGCTCCAAGAGAAGATGGTGATGAGAATGAAGACCCTGCCGGTAATATGGGTCATGATGATAGAGAGTCAGATGAAGATGAAACTAAAAATGACTCTAGAAACAATAAAGATGCTGATGATGAATCTACAGAAGAAGTAGAAGTAAGTAACCCTGAGCCAGAAGGTGGCGGTGAAGTTAGTATTACTGATGAAATCTTTAGAGGTAAAGAAGATTCTCTAATTGATATTGATAAAAATGGCCAGCAAAAGATTGTTGTAAATCAATTCACTAAAGATACATTATCTAAAATTAGAATACCTTACAAAAAGCTTGCTGAACAAAGAAAAGAAAAAATCAAAACAAATCTTTATAATGTTGATTGGAATGAAAGACGTCCTGAATTTCAGACTTTTATAAAAGAAGTAAGAAAGAATATTAACTATGCAGTGAAAGAATTTGAAATGAGAAAAGCTGCGTTCAGATATACAAGAGCACAAACTGCTAAAACAGGTTCTATTGATGTAAACAAACTATGGTCATACAAGACTAATGATGATATCTTTTCTAGAGTAACTCAATTGGCTGATGCTAAAAATCATGGTCTTTATATGTTAGTTGATTACTCAGGTTCTATGTCAAGTACAATGAAGCATGTTCAAAAGCAGCTTATTCACTGTGTTATGTTTTGTAAAGCAGTTAATATACCATTTGTTGTATATGGTGTATCTTCAACTAACTATGATCTTAGCTATGCTCACGGCATAGATTCAGAAATGCATCACGGCACATGCTCAATGCCAGAAATTATTTCAAGTAACTTAAATAAAAAAGATTACGAAGAAGCCTTATACCACATGTTTTGTAGAACATACGGTTATTACAGCACCTTTAATAATGTAAAGAATGAAAATCAAACAGAATGGATATATGAAAGCGAGTACCTAGCGCCTGGAGAAGACTGGGGTTCAACTCCATTCGTCGAAGCTTTACATGCTTCTCACTTCTATATGAAAGAGTTTCAATCAAAAAACAATATCGAAAAAATGTCACTAGTAGTTATGAGTGATGGCGAGTCGAATGGTCCAAGATTATATCATGATGATTCATTAAATGTTGAAAGAACTAATACATCAACGTATGCAAAATATTCTGGAGATATTATATTCAAGCTCGATGGTAAAAAAGTAGAAGGCTTTAATTTATCAGGTAAAGAAGGTACTAGATCTCTTACAAAGCATTTTAGAAAACAAGGTATCAATACACTAGGGTTCTTTATTTCAAATGGTAATTGGGAATGGAAACAAAAGATCAACGATATCTTTTATGATAGCAATAATCAAGATGATGATTGGCATGGATATGATGATTTGCGTAAGAAATTTCAAAAAGAATATACTAAAAACAAATGTGTAACTGTAAAAGACTATGCTGGTTATAACGAATACTATGTTGTTAAATCAGGTCAAAATCTTGACACAGATAATGGAGAACTTGTAGTGAATGAAGATGCTTCAAAAGGTCAACTTACAAGTGCATTCAAAAAGTTCAGTAAAAATAAGAAGAGTAGTAAGGTATTACTTACAAACTTTGGAGCAGCTGTTGCTTAAAATAAGTGGCATTATTTGCACTGAAACTGTTTACATTCACACCAGACTATGGTATAATGGTACGTATAATAAATTAAATAAGGAGTATTTATATTATGGAAAATTTGAAAACGTCAACTAAGGTCATACTGACAGAAATCGCTAAAAGATATCCAGACAGTACTGAGTTTAGAAAGCAACAAATTGTCGATGTTGCTGAATCTCTAGGTTACAGTGGTAAAGATTATAATCCACTTATGTCTCTAGAAAATAGAGTAAAGATTGGTACTTACGATCTTGCTTCTGTCATATTACCTATGAGAGAATCTATAGAAACTAACAATGTGGTTGCCATACCTAACAATGCGATGGCTATGCAATCAATTACAAATGACGAAAGAACATTTGCAACCAAGGATGATACATTCGTACCTTGGGGTGCTTATCACGATGTGGTAAAAGTTATTAAGTCAGGTATGTTCTATCCAATGTACATATCAGGTATGTCAGGTAACGGTAAGACTTTCATGGTCGAACAAGCCTGTGCTAAACTTAAAAAAGAATTCATTAGAGTTCAAATCAACCCAGAAACAGATGAGGATGATTTGATTGGTGGATTCAGATTAATCAATGGAGAAACAGTCTTCGCAAAAGGTCCTGTTCTCAAAGCCATGGAAAATGGCGCAGTTCTTCTTCTCGATGAGATTGATAGAGCTACAAATAAAATAATGTGTCTTCAAGGAATCCTTGAGGGTAAACCTGTTCTTGTTAAGAAAACAGGTGAAGTTGTAAAACCACAACCAGGCTTCAATGTAGTTGCTACAGCCAATACTAAAGGTAAAGGTTCTGAAGATGGTAGGTTTACAGCGGCTTCTATTATCGATGATGCTTTCTTAGAAAGATTTACAGTTTCAGTCGATCAACCATTTGCTTCTCTTTCAGTTGAAAAGAAAATCGTTCTTAATCATATGAAAAAGTACAATTGTGTCGATGATGACTTTGCTCAAAATCTTGTAACATGGGCTGATATCATTCGTAAGACTTTCGAAGATGATGGTGTAGATGAACTCATCTCAACAAGAAGGCTTTGCCATATAGTACAAACACATGCTATCTTTGGCAAGAAGATTAAAGCAATCGAATTATGTATTGCTAGATTCGATACAGATACGCAAGAAGCTTTCTCTGATCTATATACAAAAGTAGATTCAGAAGTAGCCGATGCAGACTCTGATAACCAGGAGGAAAATAATGGCGAAGATACATTATAAATTTAATGAAGGAGCTCTCATTCAAGAGCTCCAAGATTATATAGATTCCACGTATGGTGGTCACTATTCGAAAAATAACTTTCAATCAACTGAATTTATTATCGACTGTGGGCATGGTATGGGATTCGCAATTGGCAACGTATTAAAGTATGCACAAAGGTACGGTAAAAAAGATGGTTTCAATAGAGACGATCTTATGAAGATTTTACATTACACTTTGATTGCCATGCATACACATGACTTAAACGAGGATTATGATGATAATATCTAACGATACTTTGAATGTTCTAAAGAACTTCGCAACAATAAACCCTAACTTGGTATTTAAACCAGGACAGGAACTGAAAACCATTGCTGAGTCTAAAACTATAATGGCGTCAGCCAAGATTGTTGAAGATTTTCCACAAGAATTTGGAGTCTATGACTTAAACGAATTCTTGTCAGTATACTCACTTATCGACAACCCAACAGTCGAGTTTGAAGACAAGGCAATGGTAATTAGTAGTGGTAATGTAAATCAACAGAAGATTAAATACTTTTTCTCTTCTCCAGAGATACTAACCACTCCACAAAAAGACATCACTATGCCTGAACCTGAAGTTGGCTTTACTCTTGAAGAGGATACTCTTAATCAGATTAGAAAAGCCGCAGCAGTGTTAGGACATAATGAGCTTTCAATTAAAGGTAACAATGGAGTATTAACTGCTTCTGTTGCTGATACAAGAGATGCTACATCGAATGTATATTCAATTGAAATAGACAAAGATAACTCATGTAAGAATGAGTTTGATTTTGTTGTAAATATTCCAAACTTGAAGTTATTACCAGGTGATTACTTTGTAAGTATATCTTCAAAGCTAATTTCTAACTGGACAAACAATAACTATCCGGTGGAATATTTTATCGCTCTTGAAAAAGAGAGCAAATACAGTGTATAAATATATTATGCACAGTAAAAATTCTCATTATAATATGAGGATAATACGAGAAGATGCCGAATGGTTCGGGTCTCTCATAATTAGTCTACTTTGCAAAGGAGAAGAAAATGACTGAAGAAGTAAAAAACGTAGAAGAGCAGCAACCTGTTCAACTTCAACTTCAAGACATCGCTACTATGGTTCAACTTGTTGACCTAGTATCAAGAAGAGGCGGTTTCGAAGGACCAGAACTGGAAGCAGTTGGTGGTTTAAGATCTAGAATCGTAGCTTTCTTGAACGAAGCATCTAAAGCTTCAGGCGAAGGCGACGTCCCAGCTGGAGATATTCCAGTCGATGACGTAGAAGAAGTTGATACTGACGGCTCAGCTGACTAACCAAAGAGGGGAGCAATTCCCCTCTTATTTTATAGGATTATATTATGGAACTAAATGAAAAACAACAATTATTAAACGCACTTAAAAATGGTACTGTAACAGTTACCTTTCAAAAAATAGGTACAGGCGAAATTAGAATAATGCCATGTACACTCAACCCAAAAGTACTCAAGGCTGAAGGAGTCGATGTCACATTAGAAATGAATTCTGAATCAGATAGCTTTGCAGTCTGGTCACTAGATAAATCTGCATGGAGAAGCTTTGTACTCGATACAGTAAAAGGTTGGGAGGTTTTAGGTGAATGAATTTTTATGGGTAGAAAAGTATAGACCCTCAACAATAGATGACTGTGTACTCAGTCCAGACTTACACAAAACTTTTACCAAGATAATAGAACAAGGCGAAGTTCAAAACATGATCTTCACTGGTACAGCTGGTACAGGTAAAACCACAGTTGCAAAAGCAATATGTAATCAGCTTGATGTTGATTATCTACTTATTAACGGCTCTGAAGAATCAGGCATCGATACACTTCGTAATAAGATAAAACAATTTGCATCAAGTGTATCTCTCACAGGTGGATATAAAGTAGTTATATTAGACGAAGCTGATTATCTCAATCCACAATCTACTCAACCAGCGCTTAGAGGATTCATAGAAGAATTCAGTGCTAACTGTAGATTTATATTAACATGTAACTTTAAGAATAGAATCATAGAGCCACTGCATTCAAGATGCTCGGTTCATGAGTTTGCAATACCAGCTGGTGATAAAGAAAGATTAGCCGGTGTACTTATGACTCGACTCATGATGATTCTTGATAACGAAAAGATTGCATACGAACAGGCAGTACTTGCTGAACTTATCATCAAATACTTTCCTGATTTTAGAAGAACAATAAACGAATTACAGAGATATTCAACCACAGGTAAAATTGATAGTGGTATATTAGTAAATGTAGCTGATATATCTATCAATAGCCTTATGAATTCTCTTAAGATAAAAGACTTTCGCAAGATGAGAAAGTGGGTAGTCGATAATATCGATGTAGAACCATCAACCATCTTTAGAAAGCTTTATGATAATATGAACGAATATGTTGAACCAGCATCTATTCCTCAGCTCGTACTTATCTTAGCTGATTATCAATATAAGAATAGTTTTGTAGCTGATCATGAATTGAATATGGTTGCTTGTTTAACCGAAGTTATGGCAGGAGTAAAATTCAAATGAGTCCATTCGATTTTTTAAATGCAATCAACTATAGCAAGAAAGATGTTATGGTAGATGATATTGCTGAGAAAGAATACAACGCATTTATAATAAACAAAGGTCTTTCTTGGTTTGCTGACACAGTGATATATGCGAACGAGATGAATCGTAATCATCACCTCGATGGCCGTCTTCAGTTCGATTTTCTTATAAATATCATTAGGAAGAAAAACAGATTCTCCAAGTGGATGAAACCACAAGAAATCGAGAATCTAGAACTCATCAAAGAATATTATGGGTACAGCAATGAAAAAGCTAAGTCCGTATTAACGTTATTAAGTAATGCAAATATTGAGGAGTTAAAACATAGGATTTATAAAGGTGGAAGAACAAAACATAAGTAATTGGAATCCAGCAGATATGTTGGAAGTGACCTTAAACGAACCAGATGATTTTCTTAAGATTAGAGAAACATTAACTCGTATTGGAGTTGCATCACGAAAAGATCAAAAACTATATCAATCTTGTCATATACTACATAAACAAGGAAGATATTTTATCGTACATTTTAAAGAACTATTTCTATTAGACGGCAAACCAAGCAATCTAATAGAGAACGATGTGCAGCGAAGAAATACAATCGCTACACTACTTGCTGACTGGGGATTGATAAATATCGTAGACTCAGCTAAAGCAAAAGATATGGCTCCATTGAGACAGATAAAGGTAATACCTTTTAAAGAGAAAACTCAATGGGAACTATGTCCAAAATATAATATAGGAAATACTCAAAACAAAGAGTAAACCTGTATAAATATATTAGGATTGCGGTATTGGACCGGATCCGTTAACCTTGCTATTATAGGAGGAAATTAAAATGGTAAGAAATACTTTGAACGTACCACGTTCATTATTCGTTGGCTTTGATACTTTATTTGAGGATCTCGAAAGAATCCATTCAAGTGCCAGAGCTGGAACAGATAACTATCCGCCACACAACATTGTAAAGATCGATGAGGAGAAATTCTTAATCGAGCTGGCAATTGCGGGTTTTAAACTTGACGATATAGATATCGAACTCAAAGACGGTATCCTTAAAGTTAAAGGAGAAGTTAACAAAGATGAACGCGAATATGCTTTTAAAGGCATTTCATCTCGCAAATTTGAGAAGAGCTTCCGTCTCTCAGAATTTGTCGTAATAGATGGTGCTGATCTCGTGGATGGAATACTAGTGGTGTATGCCAGAGTGGAGATTCCAGAAGAGCAGCGTCCTAGGAAGATCGAAATAGGGTCTGCTGGGGCATCAAAGAGAAAGCAGTATATTAAGGGCTAATCAGCGAAAACCCGGTAGAATATTTTAACACAATTTTATCGGAGAGAAATGATGCAACGCTATGAAGAAATCGTTGGGACCCTACATGAATTTGGAGAAGTTTTATTATATACAATAATGACATTAGGCTTAGCACCTATGATTATATATATGCAAGCGTCTACAATGTAGGGCAACAAACCGGAGGGGAGGAAACTTCCCTCCAATTTTAAATGAAAATAATTGTTTACAAATCACTAGATTTGTTGTATAATATATATTATGTCGAAATTCTACACACACGTCAATAAATACGGTAATTACATTTACCTTCGTGGATATGACCACAATAAAAAAATCAAAGAAACAATAAAGTACGAGCCTAAGCTCTACGTATCAACAAACAAACCTACAGTATGGCGAACACTTGACGGACATAAATGTGGCCAAATACAATTTGACTCGATATCGTCAGCTACTGAATGGGTTAATCAAAACAAACACACCGCTGGACTCCAGATTTTTGGTAATACTAATTATGCTGCGGCATTCATCAATGACTATTTTCCAGGTCAAATCGAGTTTGATCGTAACAAAATAAATGTTACTACGATCGATATCGAGGTAGCGTCGGATGATGGCTTTCCCGAGCCTGAAGCAGCTGATAGCAAAATTATCTCTATTACTATTAAGAATAATATAGATAATACTTATCATGTCTGGGGTCTTGGCGATTATAATGCTGATGTTTCCTATATGAAAGATCATAGAGTTGTCTATAACAAATGCGACAATGAAGCAGAATTACTTATTAAATTTATTACGCATTGGTCTCAACCATCGAATATGCCAGATGTCTTAACTGGTTGGAACACATCGTTCTTTGATATTCCATATCTCTATAACAGAATGTGTAAGCTCATTGGCGTGGCATATGCTAAAAGACTATCGCCATATCCAACCTTAAAAAATGCTATGCGCATTGATGATATTCCAAGTAGATTCAAGTCTCGAAATGGAAAACGATATACCATTATGGGTATCTCTAATCTTGACTATCTCGATCTCTTTAAAAAGTTCGGTTACTCGTATGGTCCACAAGAAACTTACAAACTCGATCATATTGCAAATGTTGTTCTTGGTGAGAAAAAGCTTTCATACGAAGAAGCTGGTAACCTACATACACTATATAAAGTTAACCACCAAAAGTTTATCGACTATAATATCAAAGACGTTGAGTTGGTTGACAAACTCGAAGACAAGCTTGGTCTTATTACGCTATGTATGACTATGGCTTATAAAGCTGGTGTAAATTATACAGATACATTTGGTACAACTAATATCTGGGACACAATCATATTCCGCAAACTACACGAAAATAATATCGTTGTTCCAATGAAGAAAGATAATCAAAAGACTTTCTATCCAGGTGGCTTCGTAAAAGATCCACAAGTAGGCTTACACAAAGATGTAGTAAGCTTTGATTTAAACTCACTATATCCTTCGATCATTATGCAATACAATATGTCGCCTGAAACGATTGCTGAAGGTGAGATAACTAAGTTTGATATTGAAGGTATGTTATCAGGTTCATATCATCCAGACAAAAAAGGCAAAGCTCTTGCAGCCAATGGCCAATACTTTAACACTCATAAAGTCGGTATCATTCCTATGATTATTGATGAGATGTATAAAGAACGTGTAGATGTTAAAAACAATATGATTAAAGCTCAGAAAGAATTACAAAAGGTAGATAAAGATGACAAACAAAAACTATATCAAATCGAACGAGATATCGCAATCGCAGAAAATCAGCAGATGTCTATTAAAATACTTCTTAACTCTCTTTACGGTGCTCTTGGTAATCAGTACTTTAGGTTTTTTGATCAACGTGTCGCTGAAGCAATCACACTTACTGGACAGCTTACTATTAGATGGGCCGAATATGCACTTAATTCCTACCTCAATAAAGTTATGCGACCTACAACATGGAAAGATTATGTTATCGCAATCGACACCGATTCGCTATATGTATGTTTAAATGATTTAGTAAATGCAGTTAACCCTGGGACGCCTATAGATTTCTTAGACAAAGTTTGTAGTGATAAGCTCGAACCAGAACTAGAAAAAGCATATGCTAAATTATACAGTGCTCTTGGTGGTGTATCAAATCGCATGGTTATGAAAAGGGAAGTATTAGCAGACAACGCAATCTGGACAGCAAAGAAAAGATATATTCTTAACGTGCATGATAACGAAGGTGTAAGATATAAAACACCAAAGCTTAAGATCATGGGTATCGAAGCTATTAAGTCTTCCACGCCAGAACCATGCCGTAATGCTCTCAAAGAAATATTCAAGGTTATTATTCGTGGCGATGAATCCGAAACTCAAAAATCAATAGAACAATTCAAGCAGCATTTCACAACATTACCAGCTCATGAGATAGCATTTCCTCGTGGTGCAACCAATGTTGCTAAATATAAATGCCAACTCAACAAATATAAGAAAGGTACTCCAATACATGTTAGAGCTGCCTTACTATACAATCAAGAACTCGACAATCGAGCACTAGGCAAAAAATATCAGCATATTCAAAATGGTGACAAACTCAAGTTTGTATTCTTACGTAAGCCAAACTCAATACATGAAAATGTCATTGGCTTCTTAGACTTCTTACCAAATGAATTTGCAATGGATAAATATATAGACTATGAAACACAGTTTCAAAAGACATTCTTAGATCCGATCGAACCGATACTCTCGGCAGTAGGCTGGACATCTGAGGAAGTAGCTACATTGGAGGACTTCTTTGCGTAAAGTTGTTTACATTAGCTTAAAAATGTGGTATAATATATACCTTGGAGAAAAAAAATGAAATTAGTAAGATTAACATCAGGTGAAGAAGTAATAGGTAAAGTCATAGATAGAAAAGATACTATCGAAATATCTGACGCTTATTCTATTGTAGCAACCGAACCTGGCAAAATGGGATTCATTCCTTTTATGGCTTATACAAAAGCTGATAAAGGATTGGAAATAAGCAAGCAATTCGTAATGTTTGTTGTCGATCCAGTCGATGAATTAGTCGATCAGGTTAGATCAATGAATAGTGGAATTGTAGTACCAGAACAGAAAATAGTAACATGAGTAAAGACTGGGTAAAAGACATACATGATATGCAAACTAAATATCAAACGCGTGAATGGGTTGAGAATAATCCTGATAAGCTTAGAGAGTTTCTAAAGTTTCGTATTGAGTTTTTACAAGAAGAACTAGATGAAACTAGACACGCACACATGGTAAAAGATCCAGAAGAAATAGTTGATGGTCTTATTGACTTATGTGTTGTTGCAATTGGTACACTCGATGCTTATGGTGTTGATGCATATAAAGCATGGGATGAAGTACTTAAAGCAAATATGCAAAAAGAAGTTGGTATGAAATCATCAAGGCCTAATCCATTAGGTGTGCCTGATTTAGTAAAACCAGAAGATTGGGAGGCACCATCACACGAAGGTAATCATGGTAAGTTTAACAATATTTGATTCGATATACGATAACAAAACAACAAAAAGAATGGACTATAAAACCTTCGATGAGTTTGAAGCTATTCTTTATAAGTTATCAGAATCAAGCAAGTATGAGAAAAAGGCTGATGCCGCTCTTATAAGTCCTGCAGTATATCTAGATGGAACAACAAGAGCAAACACCAATGTAACAGGCTGGGCTAGTTGGGCTGCAGTCGATGTTGATGATTATAACGGTGACATAAAAGATATCGAAGAAAAATATTCTAAATATCGATATGTATGTTACTCTACAGCATCATCTACGAAAGAAAGACCTAAGTTTAGATTAGTCTTTCCACTATCTCATGCAGTTGATAAAGATGATATCAAACATTTTTGGTATGCGTTAAATAAAGAGATTGGCGATATTGCCGATGCTCAAACAAAAGATTTAAGCCGTATGTATTACATACCAGCTAAATATAAAAACGCATTCAACTTTATCTTTTCACATGATGGTGAAACAATAAATCCAACAACGCTAATGAGTAATCATCCTTATGTAGTTCCTAACGAGAGCTTCTTTGATAGATTACCTGATGCGATTAAGAAAGGTTTGATCGAACATCGTAAAGGTCAACTTAATAATACTAACTATAGCTGGACAAGTTATAGGGACTGTCCGTTTATAAATAAAAAACAGATAGAAGAATATAAATCAATTACAGATTCCGGTTGGTATCTAAAAATGTATCAGATTATGGTTTCCACAGCTGGCAATGCGATGTCAAAGGGTTATCCAATCACTGCAAAAGAAATCGAATATGTTTGTCGCGATCTAGATTTAGATACGGGCAACTGGTATTCTAAGCGTGATATGTTTAAAGAAGCAGAAAGAGCAATTGATTTTGTATTTAAAAATAATTTATAGGAATTAAAATATGAAAATGCTAGAAGATAATGTACTAATAGCGGAAGTTAAAGAAGACAAACAATCAGCTGGAGGTATTATCTTAACAGAGTCAGTCGACAATGCAAGTAAGCCAGGATTAGTTTTATCAGTGGGACCACACGTAGATGAATCAATTCAACCAGGACAAAGAGTCTTTCTTGAATGGCGTGAATCAATGCCTGTAAACGTAGAAGGTAAAGCTGCGGTAATAATACGTTCTGAATATATCAGAGCAGTACTAGGAGAATAAAAATGTATACGTATAATGTAGAAGTAACTAGAGTCGTAGATGGAGATACAGTTGATGTAGATATCGATCTAGGATTTGGTATGGTTTATAAAAAACAAAGAGTAAGATTGATGGGTATTGATACTCCTGAATCTAGAACTCGTAATTTAGAAGAAAAGTTCTATGGCTTACAAGCCAAAGGATTTATGAAAAGTATGGTTGATGGTAAATCAGGTGTAAAGCTGGTATCTCACGATAAAGGTAAGTTTGGTAGAATACTTGGTGAACTGTTTATAGAAGAAACAGACATATCAGTAAACCAACTTATGATAGATAACTGGCATGCAGTTCCGTATCTTGGTCAATCAAAGGCTGATACAGAAGCAGGTCACATGATGAATAGAGCAGCTCTAAACGAGCAAGGTATAATATATAAGCCGTAATGTTTGATACGAAAAATTTAAATTATGAAGGTTTTCATGAAAGAGCAAAGGATGAAGCAAAACAAATATTCAGTAAACCTAGTACACGTAAAGGAAGGTCACTAGAAAAAATAATAGAAACCGTTGAATATGGCCATAAGGCTGAGTGGTTTCTCATTCAAAAAATGGGTTACACTGATAACCCTGCAAAGTTTCATGACGTTATCGATCCGGATGGAAATTGGGTAGAAATTAAATGTACTAAAATACAACAATATATACCACGTGTAATCGAAAACCTTAACGACCATAGAAGAAATCTAGACTTGTGGGGCAAACCTGCAGCAGATAAAGCTGTGATCTTTGTCAACGATCCGAATGAAAATACCTACTATAAATTTGGTGGATACTATGAATGGGATGGATTTAAATTTAGTGAAAAAAATTGTTTACATTTAAGCCAAGGTATGGTATAATATTAGTATAATAAATAATGGAGTATTGTTATGAAAGAATCATTAAAAGTTCTAAAAGAATGTGCAGAATTACAAACCCGTAAAGCACAGGATTATCAAAACCCGAATTCTAGAATTAAGCAAGCAGACTACTATCCACGTGGTGTTGCTTCTCTTCTAGATATTATCAGTGCTAAAACTCTACGTATGTTTAGTGTTTTAGAAGCGATGGAATCTGATCCTAACTATCAGCCTAACTTTGAATCAATCGAAGATTCAGGCAAAGATCTAATTAACTATGCATCGTTCTTAGTTGCTTATGTTCGTGGTGGTATTCCAGGTCAAGACCCAAACACTGACTTTTTAAACAGGAAAAAGAATGATGAAGACTAAAGATATTGCAAACATTTTTGTTGACGCTTTAAAACATAGACAGTTTGTATCAGATAAAACTGGATGTAAAACAATTGAAATCATTGGTGCCAACTTTATAGCTGACAAGCCATCAATCTTTGGCGAACCAAACACTGAATATATCGATCACGAATTGTATTGGTATGAGTCACAATCATCAAACATCAACGATATATATCAAGGTAGAAAAGAACCACCACAAGCTTGGCAATACTCCGCTAATACGCATGGTGAAATCAATTCTAATTATGGATTACTTATTTACAGTCCAAAATACTATAATCAGTTTGAACAAGTTGTACAAGAACTAAGAAAAAATCCACATTCTCGTAGAGGTACTATGGTATATAATCGTCCGAGCATATGGCAAGAATATAATGAAAATTGTAAAAACGATTTTATCTGTACTAATGCTGTTACATATTATATTAGAGGTGGATGTGAACTTACGGGTGTAGTTCAAATGAGATCAAACGATGTAGTGTTTGGTTATAAAAACGATTATGCATGGCAAAAATATGTAATGCGTGAACTTGCTCAAGAGCTTGATCTAGATATTGGTCCTCTTCATTGGCAAGTACAAAACCTACATGTATATGAAAGGCATTTTGATTTAGTAAAATGAAGAAACACGAAGAAATGCTTGTGATCACTATGGAAGAATGTGGTGAGCTTACACAAGCATGTTCTAAAGTAATTCGAACTAAAGACGATACAAAGTATGTACGTAAAATGCAAGATGAGATTGGTGATGTAATGCTCATGATAGAGATACTTAAGAATAATGGTTACGTCACAGATAAACAAATCAAAGATAGAATGATAGAAAAGAAAAAGAAATTAGTAAAATGGAGTTTATTATTTGATGGATAAGTGGGACTATAGATATTTAGACCTTGCAAAGTTTATTTCTACTTGGTCAAAAGATCCAAGCAAAAAGATTGGCGCGGTTGCAATTGGTAGTCGTGGTCAAGTTTTAGCTCAAGGATATAATGGCTTTCCACGAGGAATTGAAGATCACGAACATAGATTAGAAGATAGACCTACTAAATATAAATACGTTGTACACGCAGAAATGAACTGCATATATAACGCTGGATGGAATGGTGTATCATTAAATGGAGCAACATTATATGTCCATGGATTACCAGTTTGCCATGAATGTGCAAAGGGTATTATTCAAACAGGTATTGTAAGAGTCGTAGCAGGATATAAAGAAGCAGACAAACAATGGAAAGAAAGCGAAGAGCTAACAAAAGAATTATTAAGTGAAGCAGGTATAGAATATGTCACCGCATTTTGATGAAAAAGAATTAAAAAACAGTAAAAGAATATTTAAATCGGCCACGCCTAAATATACTATAGATTGGTATATTAAATGGGTAGCGTCGATCGTAATACTTATGGCAATGTCCGTAAGAGGAGTTGATGGATATCAAGTCTATGACTTATACTTATCTTTGATAGGTATATTTCTTTGGGGTATTGTATCGATCATCTGGAAAGATAGAGCTTTGATCATGCTTAATGGAGCAGGATTAATTTTCTTATTGAACAATTTAGCTAAAACATTTTAGGAGAAAGAATGATAGAACACATTATTATCCCAACACTGGGAAGAATGGATAAGCAATTAACATATAATGCACTTCCAAAAAAATATCAAGATATTACAAAGTTTGTAGTGCAAGCACATGAATTTGAGGAAATGAAGTCTAGGTATGGCGATAAAGTATTATGCTTACCTGAAAATATAAAACGTATTGCTCCTACTAGAGAATGGATATTTAACGAATTTAAAGATACAATTCACTTTGTATTCGATGATGATTTAGAATTCGTTGTAAAAGAACCAAATCCTGGTGAAGGAACAAAATGGTTAAGTCGTAAATATACTGAAGAAGATTTTGATGATGCATTTAATTTAATTAATGAATGGATTGATGAAGGTATTTGTTATGGTGGATTTTTACCTGTGTGGGTAATTCCTGATGTAAGACAATGGCCAGTTAGAGAGTGTCAAAGAATCATGACTAACGTATTTTATAACGGACCAAAAATACCAAGAGATATAGAATGGTGTAGATTACAAGCAGGTGAAGACTTTGATGTTAACTTACAACTACTTACAAAAGGTTTTAAGAATAGAATATCAGCTAAATATATGGTTGGTTGTTCTGAAACAAATGCAGACGGTGGATGTTCTACATGGCGTACACTAGAAGTAGCAAATCAAGCTCAACAAGACCTTGCTGATCTCTGGCCAGAGTTTGTAAAAGTAAAAGAAAAAGATGTAGCATCAGGCCCATGGAAAGGACAAAAGAAACTGGTTGTTACAATATATCATAAGAAGGCTTATCAATCTAGTCAATTAAATTCATTGGAGGCTTTCTTTTAAAATGAATTATGCCAGTATAGTACCACTAATCGGTGGAGAAACAATCGCAATGCAAAACATCTTTGGTAAAAGACCAGAATATATAATGACATATGATGGCTTTCAAGACAATGAAACACACTTATTAAATTATTACAACCACGAGGTGCCGTATTTGAACCTCTCAGAGGGCGCCAGACCCACGGAAAAAGTTAATGTGATAAATACTGTATGCCCATGTGCAGGTTTAAGCTCGCTCAGCACGTCAGCTGGCAGCAATAATGAGGCAAATGATTGGATGTATACATCCTCTGAATACGTATTATCTGAATGTAATCCAGACGTTTTCTGGGGTGAGAATGCTCCAAGACTAGCATCTAAAATGGGAGAGCCAGTAGTAAG